ATATTCGGCATCCATGTAACCAACCATGGCATGAGCCGTGCCGGCGAAAGCAGGCATAGAAGCACCGAGCGTCAAGCCGTAACCGTCATAGTAGCGGTTTCTGGAAGGGCTATGTCTTCACGTGCGCGTGTGGCCCAGGTGACTGCTCCCCGTCCGATTTGAAACCAACCTGAAGCTCCCTCGAGGTTATGTCTCGGGGGCTTTTTTTTTGTGCGCGTGTGCTTGAAGTCTCGTTAGAGACTCAAGGCATGCGGGAGGTTATATGCCATACAGAGATTTAAGTGACGGGCAGCTTCTGGCCGCTGCAACTGGTTTTGCGGCGATCTGCGGTTGGCTTTCGTACCTGCTGAAGGTACAGGAAGGAAAGGCTTTCACATGGCGAGAGTTTTTGCTTCATGGAGCGATCAGTGCTGTATGCGGGCTGATCAGCTACGAGGTGCTTTTTTACGAAGGGTTTCCGCCGCAGTTGTGTGGGGCCTTGAGCGGCATGGCTGGGTGGGGCGGCACGCGGGTGATCCGTCTTCTTGAGGTCGTTCTGCAGAAGCGCCTTGGTCTGGATAAGGAGGATTTGAAATGAAGAATTTTGGCGAGTATTCGTCTGAGTCCGCGATGGACTTCATCGAGGCTTGGGAGGGGTGCCGCCTGCAGGCGTACAAGTGCCCCGCCGGCATCTGGACAATCGGCGTCGGTCACACGAAGGACGTGACGGAGCACGACGAGATCACTTATTTGCAGTCGAGGGAGATGCTTCGTGAGGACGTCGAGGAGGTCAAGCGAGGGCTTGCGCCTTTTGTCAATGTTCACGTGACTGAAGGGCAGTTCGTGGCATTGGTGAGTCTGGCTTTTAACGTGGGCGTGAGCTACGTCGTTCACCAGTGTCCGCGCCTCATGCGTGCACTCAATGCTGGAGATGCGGAGGCGTGTGCTCACGAATTTCTCGATATCAACCGCGCAGGCGGAAAGGTGCTTGCGGGCTTGACCGAGCGCCGTCGCGCCGAAGCAAAACTCTTTCTCTCGGGGGTCTGAACATGGTCTATCTGAAATGGCTGGCACTCATGCCTGCGTCGTTCATTATGGCCATTGTTGGCCGCCTCCTCGCGCCCGTTCTTCCGTTCTTCGTGGACAAGGAAACGCACCGTCTGCCGAGGTGGCTGTCGTGGTTTGCTACTGACGACAACGACGCGGATGGGGATGCGGGCCATTGGGAGCGATGGCCGGGCACTGATCCTTGGTCGACGTACAAGCGCCGCCTTGCGTGGCTTCTGCGCAACGTTTGCTACGGCTTCGACATCGATGTTCTCGGCGTTCGCGTCTATCCGACTGACGACTGGGAAGTTCGAGGCAACGAGGACGCCTCCGACACGAACGGCGTGTCAGGCACGTGCCGCAGGCGTTGCCGCCGCGATGGGAAGCTCATCGCGTTCCAGCTGTACTACATCAAGCACTACAGGTTGCTCGGCAGGCCGTGCTGTGTGCGGATCAACGTGGGTTGGAAGCTGTGGGGATCCCGTGACAAGTGTGCTCAGTACGTCGGGATCTACCTGAATCCCGTGAAGGGATGGAAGCTGTGAGCTAGACGCCACAGAAGTGAAAAAGCCGCTCGGTTGTGGCGACCGAACGGCTCATAAGACCCAAAACGCGAAAGGTGTCTATGGGAGACATTTTACCAAATTTGATTGCCGCATTGCGGCTTGGAGAGTTGATGATGGAAGAGGAACTGACGTGGCAGGCTGTCGGGATGTACGTCGTTTTCTTGGCGCTCGGGGGCGTAGCGATTGCGTGGGGAATGGCGAAGGCAGTCAGGGCGTGGCGTGACGCGTTGAAATGATGAGGAAATGAGATGACTTCTTGGATGAAGGCGGCGGGTTCTGTAGCCGCAGTCGTCGGGATCTTCGTCGCGGGCTACCAGTATGCCGCCGCGCTGTACGGCGAAGACATTGCCGCCTTGCGCGAGGACTACGCTACCCGCGCGCAGTCGCTCGAGATCAAGTACAGGGAGAAGGAGAGAACCTATGCACAGAGCCTGGTTGAAGCGTGGGAGGTGCGCGATGCCGCACTGGCTCGCGCTAGTGACTTGTCTGGCGACCTTGACAGGGTGCGCCTCGAGGCCGACGCCGCCCGCCGTCGACTGTCCGGAGCCGGTCCGGATTCCTGCAAGTCTTGCAGAGAGCAGCTTGCCAGATGCGCGGACCTACTCGGCAGAGGCGCAGGCCTGGTTCGACGAGGTGTCGACCTTTCTGAGCGGACTGCGATAGACAAAGATGCTATGGCGATGATTGTGAGCCAGTGAAGTGCTAAACTCCACGCAACAACACTCGGCACGCCTCTCGATTGACGCGCAACCCGCCGAGTTACCCGCCCCTAAGAGCCAAAAACCGCCTCGGAACCTAGACGTCAGTCCGTTGCGGACTCAGGTGCAACTCCTGAGAGGGGAGCCAATTCCATGCCCCCGAATCGGCAGTAAACAACTCTCGACTAAAGTCGAAAGCTTTATTGTCACCTGCTAAAGCAGGCTCAACATAGGGCTTGTTTACACCAGCCCCTGGGTTATCAGCAGACAACCCAGACGTTGCAGATTCCGACCTCCATTGAGGTCGCTGTGCGCTCTGTAACCACAGTTCTTGCAAACAAATCGGTGCTTCTGCCGTGTTCCGATGGCATTGCAATGCGGACAGGTTTGCGACGTATAGCGAGGGTCAACGAAGATCACTTCGATACCCGCTCTACAAGCTTTGTCCACTATCTTCTGCTGAAGCTCCCTGAAGGGCCAGCGGTGCAGGCGTGCGCGAACCTTCTGCCCGGCCTTGATTCGCTCGCGGATGTTCGTAAGATCTTCAAGAACGATCAGGCGAATATTGCGTTCTGCCGCATCTTCAATAATGGACTTGCTGATTTCGTCGTTGATTTGTTCCACATGTCGTTTCTCTCGGCCGGAAGCCTTTCGAAGTGCCTGTCTGGCGCTTCTGGAGCCATTGCGCTGGAAACGAGCCCGACTGCTCAGGTATTTGTCACGGTCGTCCTTCATCTTCCCGGCTTTGAAGATTCGGCCGGTAGACAGTGCGGCGGCGTTGTTTTCGCCAACATCAACGCCCATGACTTGATTCAAAGACAAGTTGTCGAGAGATACTTCCTCGAGTTTCTTCTCTATGGCAATGTGCAGCTCCCATCTGGAAGGCGTGCCTTTGATGCCGCACTTCCAAACGAGGTTGCATTCGCCAAGCCTGTAAATCCGATTCTCCTTCGACGTTCCGGCAAGCTCTTCAGCCAGAAAACCGGCCAATTGGCTCAGCTGAAACTTTCCCGGACGAAGACGAACGCCGACACGCCCATTCACCGTATAGACCGACGCCTCGGTGTAGTTGTTGAAGAAGCGAATGGTGTTCTTGTCCAGGTGAACAACAGGATTCCTGAAGCTGATGCTCGGGAGCACCATCTTCTTATCCTTCGAGAAGTTCGGATGGTTGCTGATCCACGACTGGTACATGCTCGATACCGAACGCATGACGTTGCAGGCGAGCTGTGCACCAAGAACGGACATTTTGGTTCGAACCATCGGATAAGCAGCCTTGTGCAGGTTGTACCGTTGCCAGAGCCGTTTTTTCCTATCTGTATCGGACACGACGATTGGGACGAGCAAATTGCAGGCCTGCCCGTAGAGGCGACGGGTCTGATGCATCTTTTCGGAAGCATCGGCATCGACCTCCAAGGCAATGCAGACGGTACGCACGTCGACTTTGCGTCGAACGAGCTTACCTGCGCCCTTTGATATGTTCAGTCCTTTCAATGTAATGCCTGATGGTTTCCGCACTGACATTGCCAGCCGTACCTACGTAATAGGACGGAGACCACAAATGCCCGCCGTAAAGCTGATCCTTCAACGCCGGGAAAGCCACAAACAGCTTCCGGGCCGTCGAACCCTTCAAAATCTTTACGGCATCGGCTACAGCCTGTGACGGAGGGATGGTTACGAACAAATGGATATGGTCAGGTTGGATTTCCAAGGTCAGAATCGGCCACTCGCGCTCAATGCAGATCGCGGTGATGGCAAGACGCAAAGCCTCGGCTATTTCACCTTTAAGTATCCGTTTGCGGTACTTCGGACACCATATCACATGGTATGCCGTCTGGTAAACGCAATTTCGGTTGTATACTATTTCCACCATATCCTTAGTTTTATCACGTGGTAGTGTGAAAGGCATGGGCCGCAATTCCTCACCTGACTGAAGTCAGATGTTTCCTTGCGGCATTTCTATGAACGATGTACGGCCTGCCCGATGCATTCTTCACCGTGATGTAGACGGGCCCGCGGTAGTCGGCATCCACAAGCAAAGGCGTGATGATGAGGCCCTTGAGGGCAGTGCTGGAGCGGCTGTACACCACGCCAACGTATCCTTCAGGGATTTCAAAGGCGAGGCCCGTCTGAATGCGAACGGTCTGCTCTTCGAAGATCGGCGCATCGAACTCTTCGGCGGCGTACAGGTCAAACCCCGCAGCGTACTTCGTGCCGCGCTTGGGCATCTTCGCGTCCGGGTGCAGCTTCTTAATCTTGATTTTCATGATTTTTCTCTTTTGCAAGAAATTCAAAAACGTCGACTGACGCGATCATGATTTCCCCTATTTTTCGAGAAACTTCAGCAGAGAGGAGAAGTTGGTCGCTCGTTGCATCTTTCATGTACGACTTGAACATTTCCGCGAGTTCTTGGAGCGACTTTCGTTCCAGAATCGCCATAGAAACCTCAAGCGGGGCTATGTTTGCCTCTTCAAGGATTTCGGCAACATATTTATTCGTTGGTAAAGTCATCTTCATGCTCGCGCTCCTTGCGTGGCCATGGCGGCCGTGATGAGTGAGAGGGGGAGTCCTTATAGCAGCGCTCCTTCAGGCACGGGGTCGGCTTCTCGGGCGGCTGTGATCTCGATGCGGTAGATGTCGAGCACCTTCGCGGAAAAATGAAAACCGGGCCAATTGAGTTCGTGCCCGGTTTCGTTGAATCGCCTGACGACCTTGCTCAGCTGTTGCGCCGTCATGCTGAAAGCGAGCTGAGTGTCGTCGATGATGAAGTGCCGTTCGCCGCGTTGCATGCGCGGCCAGAGGTAGCGCAGAAGCAGTTTTGCGGGGTTCGTTTTTTTGGTTTTCATTGCTGCCTCCTTGAGTAGGCTCTAGCGAATCTGGACGCTTTCGCGTTCTTCGATGTGGCAACCGGGGACTTCGATGCCTGCAGACAACGCGTCCTTGATGGCCGTCTTGTTGGGGCTGACGGTCGTCTTGACGGTCGTGTATGCCTCGGGCAGGTCTGCGCCCTCGGCGATCTCGACGGCCTTCGTCGTGCGGATCGAGACCGTAACGCGGGCGGTCTTGACCTTCCCGGTCGCGTGCAGGGCATCGAGGAGCATGGACTTGAGGTAGTCGGATCGCTTCTGCATCGCCTTGACGCGGGCGATCATGCGGTCGGCTTCGTCCTTGGCGGCTTTGGCCTCGGCATCGAGCTCGCGGAGGTAGAGCGCGGTGGCCTCGATCTTTTCGGATGCTTCGGCTTCGACGGCGTGGAGGTTGTCCGTATTGAGGATTTCGCCAGTCTCGGGATCCACGTCGATGTGGTCGAGTGCGGCGCGGATTGCGTCTGAGATTTCGTAGAGTTTCATTTTGCGTACCTATGAAAAAGCCCCGCCGGTTAGGGCAGGGCCGATTGAGAAAATGGTTGGATGATGGCTATTGCTTAGCTAGCCGTCAGTGCGCGATAGCAGGACAACTGCTTCACGCTATAGCCGTTGCGCTCGAGTAGGGCCTCGATGGAACCGAGGTTCATGCTTGTCACGGCTTCGTAGAAGCGGGGCGCGAGAGGCGACTGGAGGAGACGCATCAGCTTGAGGACGGTCTCGAGGTCTTCTCGGAAGAGATATCGCCAGTAGTAGACGAAAGTCCGCAGGTTCTCGGCCTCACGCGCGGAGAGAACGATCGAGCCCGCGGGGATAGGATGCAGGCCACAGTGCGGGCAGCCGCCATCATCGGGGCGCGTGGTGTGCGGCACCTCGGGAACGTCGAGCTCCACCTCTCTGATGAAGTCGAGGCAGTCTTCGAGCTGAGTGCGCGGCAGTTGGTCGTAGCGTGCAATCTGGTAGCGTACCTTGATGGCGCGGTAGATCGTCCGATAGTTCGACGAGGTCTTGTGTGCACGGATGGCCACTTCGCGCTGGATGGCTCCCTGCTCTGCGGGCGTGATCGTGGTTGGTGCCTCGAGCTCGTGCTTCATGCGTTCGAACTCATCGTAGAACGCGCACTTGAATTCGAGTGCCTTCGCACCAGTGAAGCCCATGGCGAGGATGCAGAAGCCTTTCTGGTCCATCCAGTAGAGCGGGATCTTGCGTGTCGTTGCGCCGATTTTTTGCTCTTCTTCCGTGAGCGCAAAATTGCGCTTACGTTCTAGCTCAGGCGCGTCGGCGATCAAGTCGCGAATTGCACGAAGCGTGTCTTTGTGCTGTTTCCCAAAGTATTCGGCTACGATGCGGCTGGACGTGACTGGGCGGCCTTCGATAACTTTGAAGGCGTTAGAGATGATGGACATTGCGTCCTCCTGTGTAATTTTTCACCAATCGCCAAAATTGGCGGATGGTTAATCACCTATTTTCAGTAGGTGGCCGGGTGCTGAAAACCGTACACAGTCGGCGGGCTTATTCCCTTTGCAGGTGTTTTATTGGCCGCACGCCCGGCCATAGCTTGCACTATGTCCGTGGCTATCTATCTAACCGCCTCACATTTCAGGGCGTTGAGTAGATACAAAAATACCGCTTGTCTGTCGGGTGCGGTGTCCGCTGTGTAGGTGTTTTCAGCACCTGAGCGAAGCATACCCGAAACACAGGCGCGTTGTCAAAAAGCAGGGCGATGACCTTGACAAGTCTGGGTGCAGCGGTTACGATCTAGATGCGGGTAGCCAAGACTACGCCGTATACTCTGCGTGCTCGAATTAACGTTTAAGCGATCTTTCAAGATAGCCGACCGCAGGGGGAAAAGCCGCAGTTTGCGGCTTTTCTTTTATCTGCCACCTGTTCCTAATCTTCAGAATATGGACATATACGTTTATCCCGACGAGTCTGGCGTCTTTGATCGACAGCATAATGAATATTTTGTATTCGGCGGCCTTGTGGCGTTATCGTATTCTGAAGCGGACGAAGCCACCAGGCGTTACCAACACGCTGAGAAACTAATCAAGGCAAAGGAAGGGCTTGCTAATGACGATGAAGCGAAGGCGTGTTGTCTGTCAAACAGCGGTAAGTCCAAGTTGTTTAGGTCGTTGAATAATTTTCACAAGTTTGGAGTTGTCATTCATCAGAATCGGGTTAATCCCAACATCTTTAACAACAAGAAGACAAAGCAAAGATATCTTGATTATGCGTTCAAGATTGCGATCAAAAGAAAATTCGAGGCCTTGATTCGTGAAGGAACGATCGAACCATGCAAGGTCAGCAAAATTCGCTTTTATGTGGATGAGCATGCGACCGCAACAGATGGCCGTTATGAGCTCAGAGAAGCGCTAGAGCAAGAGTTTAAGATTGGGACGTTCAACTTGAAGTGGAGCGTCTTCCACGAGCCAATTTTCCCCAATCTTCAAAGTGTAGAGTTGCATTTTTGCGATTCAAAGAGCCGAGCTCCAATTCGAGCTGCGGACATTATTGCGAATAGGATTTATTTTTGCGCGACATCGAGAGATTTGAATTCTTTAAGAGGAAGAAAAGAATTCAAATTGATCGAACTCCCGTGATGGCCTAAAAAGCCCCCGGCAGTGCCGAGGGCTTGAGTTATTCGAAAAAATCGAATGACTGACCTTTTTGACAGCGTGGTCAAGATGGTCAGAAGGGTACGTCGGAGTCGTATGCCGGCTCGGGTGCGCGTCGCTGTGCGGCAGGCTTGGCCTGCGCCGGCTTCGCATCCTTATCGTCCTTCTGGCGGAGAAGCTGGAGCTGGTCAGCGATGATCTCAGTGATCCACCGCTCGATCCCTTGCTTGTCCTCGTACTTTCGCGTGCGCAGGCGGCCTTCAATGTAGATCGGATCGCCCTTTCGAACGTACTGGCTGATGATCTCGGCGAGGCGGCCGAAAGCGGAGACGCGGTGCCACTCCGTTTCAGACTGAGCCTCACCGGCCTTGTCTCGCCACTTGCGAGTCGTTGCGATAGAGAGGGCGGCGACGGTGAAGTTTCCTTCGCGAATCTCGGGATCCTGACCGACGTTGCCGAGGATGATTACCTTGTTAACGGATGCCATTGTTTCTCCTTAGTGAGATATTGATGCGGCCTCGGCGTCGGCATTTGCCGCCGTGGTCTTGAGTTCTTCGTGAAGGCCAGAGCTCGCCATCGCTTTTCTCTGGTCGGGGGTGATACCTTCAAAGAAGGCCCTGTACGCCTCCATGCCTGAGTCCGCCGCGCACCGTGCTGAAGCGATGATGTCTTCGGCCAGGAAGGGGGGCGGCTCTTCGGGGCTTGCGTCCTTGTCGGTGTCCGGCTGGCCCTCGACGGGGATGCAGAAGAGTTGAAACATCAAGCTCTTGTATGCGTAGCTCATGGCCTTGCCAGATGCCTTGTCGCCGTTGTCCATGCCTTCGCCTAGCGTGACTACCTCGACGTATGAGCCATCCTTTGCGCACGTTACGCGGTAGGTGATGTGTAGACGGATGAGACGCATCTTGCCGCTGACCGCTTCGGGCTCCTTGTCCATGCGAACAGGGGCGATGTATAGGTGATGCTTCGCGAGGAGAGGGGAGAGGGCTGCGTACACTGAGTCGATGCCGCGATACTTGTAGTTGCCGCCGCCGCTCACCGTGGCATCCTTGCCGATACCCTGTTCGCGCAGAGCGTCGGCCACAGCAACGATTGACGCGTGTACCTGCGGCACGGAGTTTTGGTCTGTCATGATGTTTTGTCCTCAGAAAGGGATTTCGTCGTCGCCGATGGCGTAGAAGTCTTCAAGCGACTTGTCGTAGATCGGCTCGGGACGCCTTGCCCGATCGCCGAACCACTGCGCCCGTTCGAACTCGTCTCGCGTGGCGTATTCGGGGTATGGGTCGAAGTCGTCCTCGTCCTCCGGCTCGGGCATCGGCAGCACGAGCGGCTCAAGCGCTGTTGTGGTGATCGTCATGCTTACTCCTCCATCTTGTGGCACTCGTCGTACTCGAGTTCGAGCAGCTCGTCATAGAGCATCGATGTCGCATGCTCAAGGGCTCGGTCGAGCTCCGAGCTGAGCGTAAGCGTCGCCTTGAGAGACGACTCGAAGTCGTCCACGTAGCGCGTCTCCATCAGCGCGTAGAGCGCTTTGATTCGCGCGTCGGGGTTTAGCCAGTAGGCAGGAAGCACGCGGTCGTAGTTGCCAAGGACGAACGTTCTGGCGTTGTCCATCGTTGCCTTGATGCCCTTTTCGTGCAGCTCAAGCGCGAAGTCTTTGAAAGTGTCCATTTATCTCTCCCAGTGTCCAGCAATGAGCGCTCCGGCGACGATTGCCAGCGCGCCGATGAAGCTGATGAGCGTCCAGACGCGTCCAGGGCGCTCGCATGAAAAAGGCTCGACGTTCTGCCGAGCCTGCTTTGCTGCGCGCCGCTGATCGAGCGGTCGCTTTGGGGTTTTACGTTTCATGTCGAAATCCGGTGGAATGTGGTCAATCGTCTTGACTGGGTCTGAGTAGCTCATTGGATAACCTTGAAAATCCCGCGTTGAAAAGCTTTGTAGACTGCTTCTGCGGCAGTTCTCGCGCAAAGCACGCTCATCATTTCGTCGTGGTAGTACTTGACGGTCGTTATCGCGATGCCCATCTTTTCGGCGATTTCGCGTCGTCTGAGACCTTTCGCGACGAGCGTGAGGTACTCGATTTCGCGCGGTCTCAGGTTTTTGCGCGGTTCTGCCTTCATTCGAGCACCTCGCCCTCGTCTTCGTCATCTTCGTCGTAACCGTCTTCGTCCTCGTCCTCGTCTTCTTCGTCAGGGTCGGGGCCGCACCACTTTTCGTAGTCGTCAGGTCCGCAGCCGTCGGGGTAGTTCCATGCCATGCCGATCTCCTTAGTCAAAAATCCAGTGGTAGAGAGTGGCAGCCGCCATTGCGGGCAGGATCACCAGGCCGAAGAATCCGAGCAGGCCTTCGAGGCCCTCGATGAAGTACCCGAGTACGCCAGAGCGCTGAGGCTCGGTACCGTCCGTGCCGAAGTAAGTGCGACGTGCGAGACCGTCGAGGTAAGTAATAAAGCGCTTCATGACGCCTCCGAAAAATGAAAAAAAAGGCATTCAGATGCCGCCGAAGGAGAACGCCACGCGAGGTGGCCGGCGGCACGTGAATGCCTTCTGTTGAAAGGGGCGAGGGAGCCGGGGTGAACGCAAAAGCCTCTCGTCTGCAGATGCCCCGGCTTTGGGAACTGAGGTTGCAAAAGAGACCGCAGTCCGCGCCATATCTGCGTCAGCGCGTTTGCCCTCAAAGTCGTCAAGGAAGTGCCTCTATGAAGCACCGGATGTTCTTCGCGACCGCCTCGTACTTGTCAGGCGTGCGCACTTTCGACAGTACATAGGGGTCTGTGAACATGTAGAAGCTGAGCGCAGCGGCGAACGCTCTGCAATCAACGCTGAGCCGGCAAATGTCTTCGGCGGTCGGCTTCTTGATGCCGAGGCCGAGGAAGTACCCAGCGGCGAAGGTCTCAAAGTTTTCAATCTTTCTCATTGCTCACCAAACACATCGGCGATGTAGGTGCAGTCTTCGGCGGTGAGGTCGAAATCTTCTGCGATGCGATTGAAGTCTCTTACGTTGTCGCACTCAAGCATCTCGAGAACCGAGTCCAGTGCGCCTAGCGCAACTCGTATACGCCATCCGTCTAAATGCGAGCGTTCCTCACAGGTCATCTTGTCGACGCGCTCGCTAATTTTCATAAAGATCGCGCACAACTCAATGCGCGTCCTTTCGATGAAGTCTTCGTTTGTCATTGCGTGTACTCCTAGATGCTGCAGTTATTCGGTTTTTTCTAATAACTGCGCTTTGAAAGCTGGTTCAAGCGTCCTCTCGCCAGTCCCCTACGCTTGAACACATGCGAGAAGGCGCTTGAATCGGCTCCCTCCTTTGGTTGTAAGCTAAAGACGTCGGGATCTAGCAGTTTCGACGTTTGTTTAACCAACTCCCAAAGGAGGGAAGATGCAACCAATAACAAAGCTAATATTTACTGGCGTGGATGGCTCGAAGTACAAGTTTGATGTGTACCCCAGAGATATCCGTGTTAACAACGGCCCCGCCATTTACTCCTTTTTGTCGAAGGTGAATGGCAACTACCATGTTCTCTATATCGGCCAGACTATTGATTTGTCTGAGCGCCTTGCCAACCATCACAAGTGGGATGAGGCTATTCGACATGGCTTTGAATATTTGGCCATTTGTCGTTCCGTCACTTCTCGTGATCTTGACCGCGTTGAGGCAACTCTGATTCAGTGGTACCGTCCTCGTTGCAACGAAGTGGTTCCCCGCTAACGGGACAAATAACCGCGTCGAACGCCGTCCACGCTGCGGCGATTGCGTAAATCAAACGCACGTCGTCGTGCGTGGTTGGCGTTACCACCAGGCGCTTGTCGATTATTTCAACATCCATTGTTATCTCCTTTCGAAAACCCACCTAAGCCCTCTCGGTGGAAAGGGCTTAGATCGGCTTTCGATCAGGGCGCGGCTGCGCATCGTCTGCGCTCAGGCCGCTCGGGACGTGCGTCCTCTGCTTCGTATCTGCTGATCCTGATCTAGCTCGTGGGGCGAGCATCCGTCGCTTTCAGGTGGTCCCCAACCCAACCGCACTGGAAGATGCCCTCCAGCCGTCCGCTCACTTTTCATGCGCGACCTTTGCGACTACCGTTCTGAGCTGTACTGCGCGTCGCTAGACCCTTCTAGCCAACGGGCAGCCGCTTCTCAGGCGGTCCCCGACACAGCTAAGTGCCGAGAGTCGGACATCGCTGCAGTCCCTTTCTCTCGCTCCGTGCCGCCGCCGAGGCTCCTTGCTCGGGAGGGCGGGGTTTCGTCCGCGGGAGGGGGCGCTGTAGCGCGCCGAGATTCGATGCCCTTCCCATCGATGCCTTGCCTTGCGGCTCGGGTAGCAGGCGCTAAAGGTTGTTTAGCTAACCTGTTAAAGGGATATTAACACAGTTGAGCATAGAGTGCTAGCTTTCGTTTAGCGCGCGTTTTGCGGCCAGTTCAAGTTTTGTTAACAGAGATCAAACAGACGCAAAAAAAAAGGCGCAAAAAAAAGGCCGAGCGTGCAGCTCGACCTTTTGTGTGGGAGGTATGGGGTATTACAACCGCTTGATGCAAAGACCGACGTAAGCGCGGCCGATCCAAACATAACATAGGCGGGTGTCACTCCAAATATCTCGCAAAGCGCTTCCAGCCCTTCTCGGTTTGGTTCGCTGTGGCCGATAGCCCAGTTGCGGACGGTGACGTTTGAAACGCCTACTTTCTTTGCGAGGCTTCGATACGAAAGCCCCGACTGCTCGATTAGAGCTTTGATGCGTTCGCTTACAGCTGACATAACAGCCTCCTTTGTCTACCTCGCATAGTAAATGAAAATTTAACACCTTGCGTTTAGCGCTAATGCTAAATCTGCTTTATAATGTGTTAACAGTAATTTAACTACCTTAGGAGGAGACATGAAGCAGGCTACGACAGTGTCGCTCGCGCTTGAGCGGTACGGCCAAAAGCACGGCATCACCTACGGTGTTCACAGCCAGTTGGCTAAGGAGCTTGGAGTTTGTCGCCAAACCGTATGGGGATGGTGCAAGCGCAACAGCGTGACGCCGAAATATTTGGAACAGTTTGCTCAGCTTACTGGCGTTAAAGCGTCCGAGCTGAACAAGCTGACTCGACGCGTCTGTGGGGACTGACTATGAGTTACGCCGCGATCGATTGGGCAATGCCGAAAGTCATTAAAGACGTGAACGCAAAATCTTGTCTTGTTGTGCTGGCTTATCACCACAACAAGGAAACGGGTTTGTGTTGCCCGAGCATTTCTACGATTGCGGATGAGATGGGCGTCCGGTCATTGAACACCGTCCGAAAGGCCATCGGAGTTCTCGTAGAAATGAATCTACTCACGATGTCTCGTGAATTTGGTGATCGTGGAGAAATCCTGAGCACGAGATACACCCTCAATCTCCAGTCTGAAGCGTTCAAACCAGTGAAGAAAAAGAAAGGGGAGGTTCACGACATGAAGGAGGGTCATGAGGTGAAGGAGGTTCACGACATGAAGGAGGGTCATGAGGTGAAGGAGGTTCACGACATGAAGGAGGGTGGTTCACCAAATGAAGGAGGGGTGGTTCATCTCGTGAAGGAGGGTGGTTCATCTCGTGAAGGAGGGGTGGTTCATCTCGTGAAGGAGGGTGGTTCATCTCGTGAAGGAGGGGTGGTTCACGTGGTGAACCCTAACAAGGAAGTAGAACAGGGAAAGGAACAGGGAAATAGAACAGAGAAGGAAACAAGGAATAGCTTGCCCGCGCAAGCGCCGTGGGAAACCGATCATTTTGACAACACCGTCAAAAAGATCGAAAAGCCGAAGGCGACAAGAGCCAAGCCAAAGACAAGCTGTCCTTTCTCTCCTGACGATCCCATTCCGCCTGAATACCTTGAGTACGCACAAGCAAAGCACCCAAGCATCAACGCTCAGACGGAGTTCACCAAGTTCGTCAACTTCCACCTTTCCAAAGATAACCGGTACAGCAACTGGCTGGCCGCTTGGAGGACGTGGGCGACGAAAGCAGAGGAGTTCGCCAAGAGCAGACCGCAGAGCCAGTCGTACACACCACGCAATAACAAGCCGCTCATCTTTGATGAGGCCTACTACGGAGACGGGAGTTTTTGATGAACGATGTAGTAAAGATTTTTAGGGAGACGGGGGTCCGAAGGGTGACGCTGACCTGTCCGAAGCACGGTCAATACACGGTCGAGCAGGCGATCGTCAACGGGAAGGTTGCTCATACGCCTGAATGTCCGATGTGCGCTGAGGAGCGTTGGAACTCTCCTGAAGAAAAGGCCGAGCGTGACCGCTTCAAGGCAGAAGCTGAGGCACTCGAGAAAAAGCGTGCAGAGGAGGTTGCGAAGGCTGCTCACGACACCGCTGTGCGACGTGCCTGCATCCCTGATGAGTTCGTAGGCAAGACGCTCAAGGGCTTCCGTGAGACGAATGCGCAGGTCTGTGAGGCGCTTCGCCAGGCGCGGCTCTACGTCGACAACTTCGAGAAGATCGCTCCCAAGGGCGTGGGCTTCTGCCTCTACGGCCAGTGCGGTACCGGCAAGACGATGTTGGCATGCGCGATCTTGCAGGAGCTTCTCGGCAAGGTGCAGGGGCTCTACGTGCCGATGTGGGACGTGCTCCGCGCCATTCGCAAGGCAGATGCCTTCAAGGCCGACACGGCAGACTATGACGCCCTCGTAAAGGCACCGCTCCTCGTCATCGATGAGATCGGCGTTCAGAACGGTTCAGCTTTCGAGGAGTCACAACTGATGTCCTTGCTGGACGTGCGCTACAGCAAGCACCTTCCGACCATCTACGTCACGAATCTTCTGCCGGACGTGAAGCCCGACACAAAGGAAAGCAATCCCAACACGCTTAAGGCGAAGCTGGGTGAGCGCATCTTTAACCGCATCTATGGCTCGAGCGTCTTTCTCTACTTCAAGGGTGAAAGCCAGCGCAAGCGAATCATGAGCATTGAGGAGTTGATCTGATGAGCGAATTCTTCAGCTGGCTATTCACAACCGATCACCTACAGGATTTCTCAATCCTAACGCTCTGCTTCTGCATCGTCATGTCCGGCAGGGCAATAGATCGACACAACCGTCAGATTTCCAAGCTGCAGAGAGAAGTGAGGGAGCTCACTCGCCGATGTAATGAGTTCGCTCATAGTCACAACTCGCCCGAAGAGCGGGGCGCAAGTAGGAGAACGGAATGACAACCTCGAGCGTACCGCTCTCTGCAATTGTCGGCTTCACCAAGAACCTCAGGGTCTTCGATTCGTTGGGGCGAAGCGAGATGGCGAGTTGCTTCTTGCCTGCCGAGAGGTCGGCTGTCGGCACGAACTCGCCGCCCTTCTTCACAAACGTGGGAAAGATCGCATCTTTGACTTCTATCGATCTGAGCACGACCGGCATCGTCGCCGCTTGGATCGTGACGGTCATGGCGAAAAAGCCGTCCCTCTGCAGCTGTTCACCACGTGAACCGCGACGGGTGCTGTTCGGAACGTCATCGATGCAAACGTCGATGGTAGGGCGTGAGGCTAGGAAGTTTGGATACATGAAAACGGCTGTGGCCGCCGTAGCGACCGCGGCAATGACAGAAAACGGATCAAACACGATTTCCTCCGTGGGTTGGTTGATGAATGTGTTGGGGAACACGCCTCAATCATCTCACGGGGGAGCCAGAGAGGTAACGAGAATGACAGGGTTTGGGACTTACATGTGCGTGCTCACGGTCGTTGTTGGCATAGTCGCAATCGCATGGATTTTTCGCGACAGGAGGGGCTAAGAGATGAACTTTGCGCAACTCTTCTTTTCGATCTTGGCCTTCGGCGTGCTCACGCTCGGAATCTTTTGGGCTTTTCAGGAGGCAGCTTATCGGGCACAGGTCTTGGGTGATTCGATTACGCCGCCATTTCTGCGAGGCATATCGGCAATGATTGCGGCCGTGTACGCGGCTTCCGCCGTTGTTTCATCGCTGTATTGGCTAAGGAGCGTGCTCGCATGGCGGACGAAATCGAATGCCTTATAGGGATCGTCCTGCTTTTCGTCATGTACGTTGCATGGATTTTTGAGAGCGATGACTGGGACGAATGAGCAAAAGCATATTGACCACAGGAGGAAGTATGAGGTGGAACATCAAGGGCTTCGACCAGTACGAAGTCGACGAGGCAGGTCAAGTCTGGGCCAAGCCGCAAAAGCGCCGATTCGGCAACAGCTGTCGCCTGATCCCCGAAAAGCCACTAAAGCTGGAAAAGGCGGGCACGTGGCAGATGCGGAAGGCGGGGCTCCCGCAACGCCTACGCCCCGACGAAATTGAACAACTCAAAATCGCTAAAGGAGAAACCGATGCAAATCACTCGTAGCACCCGCATGTCCGAAATCAAAGACGAGGATTTCGAGCCGATCGAGAAGGACGGAAAGCTCAATGCACCGAAAGTCGGAGAGCGATGTCTCTACCTCCTGCGCGCTTGGCACGGTCGCCCGGTCAAGAGCTTTCGCGTTTTCGGCTATCGGGAGGACGACGCGCTCATCTACGTACCTCTCTACAAGCAAAGCCTGTCGCTCCTGAACGTCAAGGGCTGGATCCTCGCTGGCGGTGAGCCGTTCTACAACGGACGATTCGGAGGCGCGAAATGACCAGTCTCTTCACGCCTGACGAACTACCGCGCATGGCTAAAACGCTCAAGACGCTCGAGACGACCATCGACGCGATCGTCTGCGCAGATGAAAGCCAGCATGTGAGAAATCACTCATGGGATCGCTTGGACAACCGCAAGCGCGTCAAGCAGGCTCTTCGCGCCGCAAAGCATCAGGCCGACTCCATGCTCCGACTGATGGAGCGCACCGACCTCGAGAGGCTCGCGCATGAATAAACGCGTACTCGCACTCGGCCGCATGAAGGCCGGCGCTATGAACAAGACGGAGGCGGCTTATGCAACCACGCTAGAGGCCGCCAAAAACGCGCAGGAGATCGTCTGGTATGCCTTTGAGGGTGTCACCCTTAAGCTCGCTGACGGATGCCGCTACACGCCGGATTTCGCCGTTCTGCGGGCTGATGGCCTCATGGAGATGCACGAGGTCAAGGGCTACTGGACTGAAGACGCACGGGCAAAAATCAAGGTAGCGGCAGACAAGTTCCCGTTCCGTTTCGTCGCGGTCTACAAGCAGGCGAAAAAGGACGGCGGTGGCTGGAGATTTGAGGAGTTTTGAAGTGATCACGAAGGAAGAGGAAAGACGCTTGCGCAACTGGGCTAGAGCAAACCGCGAATGCCCAAGAGTCAAGAAGGGGGCGACGCTCGTCTTCTGTGAGTCGCTTCGCTACTGGTATGACCACGAGGCAGAAGAGGGAGACGATGCGCCGCCGACGCGACCGCCGCAGGCAGAGAGACGGGGCATCGACGTCGACGACGCTAACCTGATCGCCCGAGCTTACAGAGATCGAGAAATGCGTAACGTCAGCCGCGCCGTTCTGCGCATGTTCTACTGCGAGAAGCGCCACCCCAGGGACATCGAACGCGAGCTCTCGCTAGGGGAAAAGACGCTCAATATGCATAGGGAACGAGCCGTCAATCAGATCTTCCGAATTGTTGAATCTTTGGAGAAGGAGGCGTAAAATGACCAAATAAGGTCGTATGACAGCTGCAGTTGGCAGTCCGGTTTCCCGTGGGCTCCCGTATGGGAGCTTCGGCATGCCCAGAAGAAACGAACCCGCAAGCGAAAGCAAGCGTTTCAGAGCTGACGCTAGCTTGAGTTAAGATGTAATTGAGCCCGTGGTGAAGAACTGCGGGCTTTTTTCGTTTACAACACCGCGCACGCCTCTCAACGATGCGCAACCCGCGCGGTTTCCATTCGCTACCTTAGGTCAGTTTGCTCTAAGGCCTGGGTGGGGAGAAATCCTCGCCCTCTCTAATTCCTTGGGTTACCTATGAAGAAAGCTATTGTGGCGGCCATTGCGGTCGCCTTTTTTGTTTCTACAGTGGCGGAAGCACGAGGTGGTCGTGGGTTCAGCGGCGGTCGATCTTTCTCCCGTCCTGCTCCCGCGAAAACCTATGCCCCTAAGCGCACGACCGTTGTGAAGAAGAACACGACCGTCATCAACCAGACGGTGAATCAGACCTCTACCCCTAGTGGCGGCGGCTTCTGGTCGACCGTCATGGGGGCCGCCGCAGGCTCTATTGCAGGCAATGCCGTCTACGACGCAGTGACGAAGGATGACGAACCGAAGCAACCGGCACAGCCTCAGCAGCCACAGGTCATTTATGTCCCTGTCGGTTCTGACGGCAAGCCCGTTCAGCAGGCTCAATAAAACGAAAACTGGACGTTCTAACTCTCGAAAGGAGGTGCTATGGCATCAAAACCGAACGCCTCCAAGGGCGGAAGACCATCAACCTATACGCCGGAGCTTGCGGAGAGAATCTGTGATTTGATTCGTGAAGGCAAGTCAGAGCGTCAGATTTGCAAGATGCCTGGCATGCCGGATGCGGTAACTCTTCGCAGATGGAAAGACACCAATCCTGAGTTTTGCACTCAGTCCGCGCGCGCGCGCGAAGCAAGCGCCGAGAAGTTCAACGACGAGCTACTGGAGCTTCAGGAGAACCTGAACAACGAGCTGACAACACGCCTGCTCAACGGGGAGGACTTCCCGCGAGGCGCGATTGAGGCGTACCGCGTGTTGATGCAGGAGAAGGCGCGACAAGTGTCTTGGCGTGACGATTCCCGCTTCGGCGATCGCAAGACCGTGAAGATTCAGAGCGACACGCCTGATCTTTCCACGATCGACATGGAAAAGCTCAAGGCTGCAAGAGAGTTGCTGTATGACGAGACTCCCGACACTGATCGAACTTGATCAGGAGATTGCGCGGCGCAGCCTGTCCGAGTTCTGCAAGATGGCGTGGCACGTGCTAGAGCCTGCCACTCCGATCAAGTGGGGTTGGGCGCTCGATGCGATGTGCGAACATCTTGAGGCTGTTCATAACGGCCAGATCAAGCGCCTTCTGATGAACGTTCCGCCGGGCATGATGAAATCACTGCTCACTGGCGTCTTCTTTCCTGCTTGGGAATGGGGCGCAGGCGGACAGCCTTCAATGCGCTATCTGACGACGGCGCATAAGGAAGACCTCGCAATCCGAGACAACCTGAAGTGCCGACGCTTGATCTCCTCTGACTGGTATCAGGAGCGATGGGGCGTTGAGCTGTGTGGCGACCAGAACGCAAAGAAGAAGTTCGAGAACACGGCTACTGGCTTTCGTGAGTCCATGGCCTTTCGAAGCCTTACGGGCTCTCGAGGCGATCGCATCATCATCGACGACCCGTTGTCCGTTGACGATGCGTTCTCTCAGGCCGCGCTTGATGCCGCACAACAGACCTTCCTCGAGGCTGTGCCGTCCCGCGTGAACAACGAGCAATCGGCGATCATCGTCATTATGCAGAGGCTCCACGAGCGCGACACGTCAGGCGTGATCCTCGCGAAGGAACTGGGTTATGACCACTTGATGTTGCCGATGCGCTTCGAGGCAAGTCGCAGGTGCAAGACCAGCATCGGCTTCACAGACCCTCGCCAGAAAGAAGGTGAGCTGCTCTTTCCCGAGCGCTTTACCGCCACTCAGGTGGATGAAATGGAGAAGGTCATGGGTGGCTATGCTGTCGCAGGTCAGTTCCAACAGCGCCCGGTGCCTCGAGGCGGCGGGCTTTTCAAGAGTGACTGGGTGCAGTACTGGGACACTTTGCCCGAGCGCTTCGATGCGAGTGTGATCTCGTGGGACATGACTTTCAAA